TTGCAATAGTTTCGTTTAAAGTTCTTATTGTTTTTGCAAATATTTCTTGAGCTGTTCGCCTATTTTCTGGTGATATTTTATCTTCAGGTAAATTTATATCAATCAAGGCAGCTGATGCAGCTTCTCTTAATCTGTTTAATTCTTCAACTTGAAGTTTTGTTAAGTTATTAAGAGCTTCTTGACTTAATGCTACACCAATTTCTTTAAATTGCGGTTCGATTTGTTTAAAACCACTTCTTAAAGGCTTAAGAAGATCTACTGCAATATTTTGTAATGCTTCTGCTTGATCTTTCAACTTAGCTCTCTGTTCTTGAAGATTTTTAGGAATTGCTCCTAAATTAAGCCCAGTCTCTAAACTCCCAATTTCTTTGGACTCTAAGTCACTAAAAGATTTTTTAAGATTGACAGCGTTTTTAAATAAAGTAGAAAGCGCTTCATTAGACAAATCACTGAATTCTTCTGTGCTAAGATTTAGTTTTGGAAAGGCTTCGTTAATTATTTTAAACTGTTCACCCAGTGTAAATTTCGTTTTGCCCTCAACTGCCGGAGCTTTTAAACCACCAGGCTTTTCAGCTTGAATTTTGTAAGTATCCAAGACTTCTGCAAGCTTGGATCTGTTCTGATCTATTAATTCCTGAGCAAGTTTTCTGCCAATACTGTCAGGCGGCAGTTTAGCGGCTCGGGTTACGTCTTTTTGAATCGAGTCTGCAATAGATGCGATTGATTGTAAAACTTCTGGAGACTGCTGTTCTAAGCCCTTTATATCAAGGTTTTTAAAACCAAATGCAGGAGATGTAATTGTTTCATTTAAGAGCTTAACAGCTGAAGATATATCAGGAGCTTGCTCTAATCGAGTCACTAATGTAGGTGTCTCATCAATACCAGGTATTTTTATTTTACCATCTTTTTTACTAAATAGCTGATCTAATTTAAGTTTTTCAGCAACTTCTCCAAATTTTTTAGTTATATTTCCGAAGTTATCTGTAAACTTTTTCATTAGGTTTTCTAACGGATCTAAATCTACTCTAGAATAACCTTCAGGAATACTGGAAGGAAATCTATCCTTATCTGTAAAAGGAGCAGGATATCTGTTTTTTAGAATATTATACTCTTGCTGCATAGTTCCTGCAGCAAAACCTTGAAACTGTTGTCCGCTATTTATAGCTGTCAGCAAAGGCCAATTTTTCTTAGCATCTTTAGCGTTAACAACAAATTCGCCATTAGACAGCATTGCAGGTATAGAATCAGAGGTACCGCTACCTGGACCTTTTATAAAACCACCTGTAGCTTTTTGTATAGGTGTTGGAACGGGTCCTGCAGGAGGAGCTGAAGGGGCGACCGTATCAACTATAGAACTAGCTAATTTCCCGATGCCGTACACAAGAGCAGCAGCTAATGCTACCTTAAAAGCTCCAACAACAGATATTGCACCAAAAGCAGCTGCAACAGCAAGACCTAATCCAGCTGCCCAAGCGGGTAAACTCGCGCGTATGCTTGAAAATGCACTTATAACTGCTGTTTGAAACTGTGCAAATGATGGAATAAATCTTTGAATAAAAGTTTGAAAATTGCTTGTAAAAGTATAATATACAAATAATAAAGAAACTCTTAAACTACTTAATGTAGTAGATAATGCTGTAGTAAATGTGCCAAATGATGTTCGAATGCTTTGAATTGTACCATCAAAAACTCTAGTAAATTTTGCAAGAATAAGTGCAGTAACTGCGGAAATAGTTGCGAATGTACCAGTTTTAGCAACATCTCTACCAGTTACTTCAACACCAGCAATTTCTCCAACAGGTTTATCTAAAGCCTTGCCAGCACTGCTTTGAATTCTATTTATAAGTTCTTCTAGCTTAACTATAAATTTATCTAACAAAGGCGTTACGTATCTTGTCCAAAGTTCTCCGAAAGCTTTAAATAATTCCTTTAAAGTATCCCAATTAAGTACTGTTGCAATTGCAGCAGCTATTAATAGGCCAGCAGCTACAAATGGATTAGTAAGCAATACAGCTGCTAGAGAAAAAGCTCTAGAAACTCCAGTCGACAGCAGCGTTGTACCTGTAGTTAAAGCTGCTATAATTGCTTGTGAAATTACTACTCCAATACCAGCTCCGACGGCTTGCCCTACAAATGAAGTTGAAAGCGCTACACCTACTTTAACCCAGCCTGGTGAGTCAGTCATTCCCTTTGCAATTTCAGTACCAATCTGGAATCCAGCAAGACCACCTAAAATACCACCAGCACCAGCGCTTACATTTTGAAAACCTTGCCTAAAAGCATCAGCTTGTTGTGTAAGCCTCTCATTAATTTGAGTAAATCTTCTTTGAGATTCTGCAGAAGCCTCTCTAAGCTCAGCCTGTCTTGCACTAATTGTGGTTAAATTTTGTCTTGCAGTGTCTAGATTTCTTTGAGCTAAAATAGCTTCTTGAGTAGCACGTCGGGCCTGTTCTGTGCCGAATGCTCTAGTATCACCAGACTGTATAGCAGCTTGCGCTCTCGCTGCACCAATCACATTTCCAGATATATCTCTGAGACCAGTAAGTCTTGCAAATGCCGCTTGAGACTCTCTTCGATTATCTAGAAAAGCTTGATTTAATCTAGTTGGTAAATTTGCAAGTTCACGAGTAGCTCTTTGGTTACTCGTTTGGAGCATTCTTCTCTGAACTAAGTCAGATAGTGTTTGAGCGCCACGTGTGGGTGCCGTTCCAATCCCTACTAATGCTTGACCTATTGCTGCTCTGCCCTGCTCAAATAATAAAGATGTCTTTGCAATAATAGATAAAACACCTAAAGGATCTTTTAAGACATTTCCACTAAAAAGAGCTGTTACACCTTTTTCAAGAATTTCTACAAACTTAAATGCAGCATCGCCAAAGCTCTTTTTAAGTATGGTTGGATCTACGACATTAGCTGCAAAAATACCTGCAGCAGTTGTCAGTATACTTAATAGCACGGATCGTGTTGTGCCTGCTTCAAATGCTTTTATAATTGCAAGAGCAAAAATGCCAGTAATTGCAGTAATAACAGGAACTTGCCAATTCGGAGGAAATGCGTTAAGTATATCATGGCCCGGAAATCTAATTTCATTCATTCTAAAAGGACCACGGCCTACTTGAGCGCCCTCTCTCGTATCAATATTGACACCAAAAATTTGTCCAGGTGTTCGATCAGGCATCCCAAGAACTTGTTTCAATGTTCTTCCAACTGTAGATTTATCGAAGGAATCTTTAGTTTCTTTGTACAACTTTTCAAGCCAATTTACAGATTTTTTAGTATACTCATCAACCTTGTTTTTAGGATTTTGAATATCAATTTTTCCAGTTTTTGTTAAAAAGGCAACACCTCCAATAGCAGCCGCAATTGCACTTAGAATGCCTAAAACTCCGAGTAAGGCTGACTTGTATTTAGAAATAGCGGCTAAACCTGCAATAAATGTCGTTGAAATAGTTAAATTAGAAAATTTTAAGTTAGCTTGTGAAACAAATTGCTGAATCAAGCTTACTGGTTTTTTAGTTAACTTGCCTAGCCAAGAGATAGTTTCCTTAACTAAATCAGGGATCCACGAATTACCTATAACTTTGTCATATAACCAAAAGAACCAGCGCTCTGCCTGTATAGCCCAGGTTTTCACGTATTGTAACGCGCTATCCAATCCAGGTATAATATTTTTTATATCAATTTTAGGAATGTTAGACACAAGCCTTTCAAAAGTTTCTTTGACATACGTTGCAATTGTATTAAATGCACGCCTGGTAGAATCTATTAAATTACCGCCAAAATCTGTTTTTGCAAAAGCTTCGTATACAACAACGCTTACATTTCTAATAACTGCTAACGCAACTACAGACCAAGCTTTTATATCAACTAGTATTTTGTTTAAAGTGGGCTCCCAGCTATCATAAAAGTCTTTAGCATATTGCATACTTTTTGCAGAGGTTTCTTTGATAACTTCTAGCAAATCATAAAATAAAAATATAGCGTCAAGGACAAAAGAAGTGAAGGCAACTCTTGCCCTTAACAGATTTAATCTAAAATTAATTGCAAAATTGAAAATAGCCTTTGCAAAATTATTTATAGAAACTGCGAAAGAATCTGTAGCTCCAAAGGATGTTTTCTTGACTTCATCAAATAAAATTACAAGAGATTGTTTCAAATTTAAAAATGCAGCGCCATAAGTTATCTTTATTTTATTAAAATTTTTGTCAATTTCATTTTGCTGTTTCAAAATTGCATTAAAAACAGCAAACGAAGTTAACTGTCCAGTTTCGCCAAGTTTTTTAAGCTGGCCTACAGACTTCCCTAGGCCTTTTGCAATAGCTTCCGCTAAAGGAGGAGCATTTTCTAAAATAGCTCTTAACTCTTCTCCAGCAAGAACACCTGATGCTAAGCCCTGGCCTAATTGCAAAATAGCGCTATTTGTTTCTTGTGTTGTTGCGCCAGCAGAGCCTATAGCTTTTGTAATAAGGTCTGTAAATCTAGCAACTTGTGTTTGGTTAGCGCCAAGTGCTTTGCTAGATCTTGAAATTTTGGCGTAAAGCGTTGCAACGCTATTTAAGTCAGATCTGGTTGATACTGCAATATTTCTGACATCTTTAAGAGCTCTGTTAAACTCTAATTGAGTATCTGTTACTTGTAATAGCTTACTTTCTAAGTTTGTCAGCTCATCTGAAATTCTAGTAATTGCTAAAACAGATGCGAATCCTGCAAAGCCTGCAGCAATGGTTTTTGCAAGAAGATCAAATTTTTCGGTAGTTTTTTGTACGCTACCTTGTATAGACTCAACTGAACTTTTAAGCTTGGCAAGATCAGCTTGTGCTTTTGATGAGTCTGATCTAGTTTCTAATAATATGGCCATCACTTTCCTCAATTAAAAACCCAGAGTCCTATGTGAACTCTGGGTATTGGCCTAATCGCTTGTAACTTGAACAATTGTACCTAATGGCTTTCCGTATTTCAATGCCGTAGCTTCAATAAAATAAGGAGGAGCTTGTTTGGATGAACCGCTATTCAAATACTGAATATACTTAGTATCATTAGTAATATTAAATTTTCCAGGAGCTTCTTGAACAGCCCAAGAACTCTTAGCTAAACCAGTATCTAATGGTGTAGCCTCTCTCAGCTCTGTAACAAGAGTACCAACAATCTTTCTTGCTTCTTTTTGAGTCAAGGTTTGTGTTTGATTTAAAATAGATTTAAACGTTTCATCAATATTTTTAATGCTCATTTTGATCACAGCGTCTCCAATATTTGTAACTTATCCCCATTTTTTGCAGATAACATTTTTTGAAAGATTCTAGAATTTTTTAAAGATTTAACAGGACTCGTATCTTTCTTATTAAATATGATCGACAGCGACGGAAATATTTGATCGGGAGCTCGTTTATCTCCAAATACACGCATGACTTGCGATGTTCTAAAATCATCGCGCCACTCTATAGGTCTTTGTTCGAAATAAGTTGTCCATCTTAAGAATTCATCATATGGCATCTCATGGATCAACTTATATACAGGTATTTTCAAATGAAAAGCTAATTCGAAAAGAACTAACTCCTCATCTGAAAGTATTACTTTCCCTGATCACCAGCAATTCCTGAAAATTTCATAATCTCATTAGACAACTTTGAAAGTTCATCCATTGGGAACGAATCGAAGTCTTGATCAGTTAAGTCTGATGCACCTTCTACTGAAAGCTTAATAACTTTCTTTAAAAGGTCAAGTCCAGTTGTTTGATCAGATTCAAGGAGTTTTGCTTTCTCTTGAATCTGCATTACCTCTGCAACATTTAGCTTGGAGATTTTAACATCTTCCCCGATAAATTTTACAGTCTTTGTCATTTTCTTACCGACAAGACTCTTAATACCTTCTGCCATTTTATTCCCCTTTGAAATCATTGGAATTTTGATGTTGGAAGTCATCTAATTGCTTCCTCATTGTATGTAAAAATGCAAGCGTTTTAAAAACTTCTTGCGATTTTTCTTGATTACTAACAAATTCAGGCACTCTTTCAAATGTCTTACGAATGCTAATATCAATACTCTTTCTCATGTGTTTAGCTGTAGTGCGCAACACATATCCCATGTTAAATGGTCGTTGATCCATATATTACAGCTTTATAAAAGAAGGGCACCTCCACACGACTATTTACGTGTTGGCGGGAGATTATTTAAATATTCTTCGCCAAGGAATATCCCTAAATATTAATTAACTTGCGTTAGAGGTGAAAGCACCGTAGAAGTCAGACTGCATCGTCAGAGTCAGAGTGGCTGTATTAGCATCTGTCAACTGAGGAGTAACAAGCAGAGCTTCAAGCTTGCCAACCCAGTAGTACTGACTGTTTTGGACAGTGCCAAGCCCTGCTGCTGTAGAGGCATAACGGGTTGTCAGTGTTGCTCCGGTTGGCTCTGTATTTAGCAGAGTAAAACGGAACACATACTGATTGCCATCGCCAACAGCAGAACCTAGCAAATTGGTGGTTTCATCAGCCCAATCCGAAGAAATATAATTTAAAGTGATTTCTAAGGAAGGAGCATCAGCTTGACCTTGAATTTGACGAGAGGTCTTTGAGCCGTACACGGGAACATTAACAACGTTGGCAGGAACACCCATAGCAGGGAATTCACGAACGTTCTTAACACGAACAAACGTATTAGTGCCTTTTGTACCGCCAGCTGATTCGATTTCAGTAGCAAATAGATTTTGGAACTCTGTAGCAGTATCTAAGCTTGCAAAAGTAGGCGCACTAGAAGCCATTGCAATAGCAAGGTCCGAGTACATACCGGCGCCGAGCGAGGAAATGTGAGCCATTATTGTTTCCTAAAGTAATTGAACGAAACTGAGTAGTTAGATCGTGATAAAGATGGATCTGATGAATCTAAACCTCTAAAGTCTAAAGTGCTATTCATGAATTGAGTAGCATTGCCTGAAGTTGTAGAGACACTTTTACCAACAAGATACTGATCTAACTTATCTGCAATTAGATTAGCGCGCTTAGGGCCATTTCCAGCAGACGTAAATATGTCTATCATTAATATCCCAGATACGGATTCAATATTTATGCCGACATTCCTGCTAATAACTGATACTCTTATAAATTCATTTCCAGGAGTAACTGCTACAAAGTTATTTGGAAATGTCTTTATATTTTCTGCTTTCCAAGAAGTGCTATTGAATATAGAGAAAATGTCATCTTGTACATTTGAGTATTTACCCATTTAGGCCTCTCTATAAACATTAGCAATCAAGATAAAACCATCGTTCTTTTGAATATCTGCAAAATTCCAGGTATTAGAGTCAAAAGAAATTGTTGAGTAGTTGTTTAAATCGCCAACTTCACTAGCTTTAAGTAGTATTTCGCATTTGATAGAATTCCGATCTTTAGAATTTTTCAAATACTGGGAAACTACTACTTTAGTTGATACATTTTGTGTAGATTGAAACTCAGACTCTCCGGTTCCAAAGTTAAACGTTGGATTCGTTTTCTTTGTAAGAGTTGCTTCTTTGGCTAGGTCTTTTACAGAATTAAATGCTAACTTTAAACTATTGTCCACAAGGTTTTTGTAGCTCATTAGTTAGCTCTCCACCAAAGATTTAAGCCGCCATTAACTCTTAACGGTTTAACCAAATTTCTAACTACTACTGGCAGTTTGTTTGCACTCTTAACAAGTGTTAATTTAATACTCCCAACAGAAAGATCTTTAACAGATCCTGTATCATCTAATAAGCCATCATTATTTAGCAAGTGATAAGACAACTCATAAACAGCTTTTAAAACTCTATCTGGAACTGTAGTTTCTGAAAGAATTACTTCTTTACCTAAACGTGGGTCAAAATAAACACCGAATCTTGGAAAAGCAAGAGATTGAGAATCACTTACGGCATAACCGACCCAATCTAAAGCATCAAGCAAACCTGTAGCAGTTACTAACGCTTGTGCTCTTTGATCAGGAACGGCATTCGTCCAAGCAGCAACGTCTATGCGGTCTGCAAAATAGGTGTTAGCTTCTTCTACAGTTGCATATGAGTTTACATTTTTAACGAGAGCCATAAGTGTTCTCCTTAGTTATTAGGCATGGAACACAGGCAGAATACCCAAGCTAAGCGCAGAGCTAGCTTTACGTGCCCATACACCGCCAGTTGATGCCAACGTACCAGAAGCGACACTTGCCAGAGCCTTCTGGGTAGCGCCTTCTAAGACGCTAACATAGTCTGTATCAGAGGGGAAAGCGTCTTGCGAACCAGCCCAATTGTAGCCGGCAGGATGCACAACATAGCCCCAACGATACCACACAGCGGTAGTACCACCACCTTTATAAGCAGCAGCTTTACGCTCAATTTCAACACTGTCAGGAACAGCAAGAGGTTCCATAGCCAGTGCACCAGGAAGAACAATGAAAGAAGTTTTAGAACCAACAATGTCAACACCAGCGCCAGTATTGAGCTTTGTCAGCTCAGCAGAGCTAAAACCTTGGGAAGCACGAGTCTGAATCAGACGGAACTTACCTTGGAAGATTGTGTTGAAAGTGATATTACCATCAACAACGGTAGTGCTATCAACCAGATTCGCAGAACGCAAAGAAGCCACGATTTCAGGAGAGCAGACAAGATAAGCATAATCAGGCTCATAGTCCTTATAGGCCATCCCAAAGGCTCTCAAGAAACCTTCAGCTCTTGCAGCACCTTGAACAGCAGCGGTTGCATCAACAATAGGCTTGTTAGCGCCTAAATCGACATAAAAGCCGAAGCGTCTGTTCGAAGGGTCATTGTCAAAAGTTTGACCGCCAAGACCTGTATTGCCAGACCCTGCAGCGCAACCGTTAAGAGCTTCAGAAATAGCAACACCACGCAACACAGCCAGCACTGCATTATGCTCGTCTTGAGCTTTTGTTTCACCAAAGTCACGACCGATCTTGGCAAGGCCGTCTACTTGCGTCACAACTTGTTGCATGTTGACCTTGTTAGCACCATGCGTACGCACAGTCTTAACATAGTTAACATACTCAGAGCTGTAAGAAGTACCCGTACCATCAGTCGAGTCCGTCAAGGATGCAACGTTAATGGTAGGATTCAGCGGCTTGTACCAACGGACTTGACCGACGAAAGTTTCGGTGGAAGTATCAATAAGGGGATTAGAACCGACAATACCGGTACCAGAAAGCTTTCTAGCTGTGGTATATGCTTCGTCAGAGTAAGCGCTAATAGCTTCCTGAAGAACAAAATTGTCGGCACCAGCAACGTTAACACGAACAGTCATTTTATTATCCTAGATAGCTAGGAAGGTTATTTTCTCAATTTGCCTTCTCTAGCGAGTTTCAAAACTTCGTCTTGCGGTAATTCGAAAATAGACTTTCCGGACATACCACTCGAAGAATCTTTAACCTTCGTTGTCGAACTGCCAGAACCAGAAGATACTTTAGGTTTCAGCAAGAAAGCATTGTTTTCATCATCTGCAAATTGCTTTACAAAGTCTTTAAGAGATACACCCGATTTGTGTCTCCAAATTCCTTTGTCATCTTGGGCGAGTTGATCCACAATTTCACGATATGCCATACTGAAGGCATTTTCATTTTTGAAAGAGTAAGTGCTTAGCGCATTTTTGAGGTCCATGTCGCGTGTTAGTTCTACGACACGTTTTTCATATGCAGCTCTCTGTGCCCTCTCTTCCGCAAGTTGCAGTTCAAGTGCTTCTTTATGCTTACCATCCTCTTGAAGTCGCTTGATCTCTTCTTGTTTTCTAGCTTGCTCAATATCAGCAGCTTTACGCAAAGCTTCATCTCTGACGCTATATGCTTTATCGAGCTTCAGCTTAATATCTTTAAGAGCCTCCTGAACACGAGATTCTACAAGCTTCTCAACAGGATCTGCTGAGCCTGCTGTAGTGTCCTTGTTAGTTTCAGTTGTGCTCTTGTCAGATGAAGAGTCATCGACGTTGTTTTGATCTTCTTGATTTGTATCAGTTGACATTTTGTTTCCTTGAGTACGACTCATTTAATAAAGATACAATCTTTATTTTAAAATCAGATGTTATCTGTGGAGATTCTCACCTGGGTTAATCTAACGGGATTTGGCTTAGCCAACACCGTACCATCCATAGTCATTGGAAAAACCTTTAGGAATTTCCTTTAAAATATCTTTTCTATTCAGTATGTCTTTTTCATTTAAAATTTTATCACCAACTCTAGATTTTCCTGGAATAGGTATTAAACCTTTTTCAATAGCTTCTTCAAGATACTTATCATATAACTCCTTAGGCAAACCTCTGGCTTTCATTTCATCTAGCGTCATCTTGATAACATTCTTATCTAACACGTCTGCATAGATCTCTTTCAAGGCTGACCTTGCAGTAAGCATATCTGCTGCATTAGTAAAGAAGGCATCATGAATAGTAGAAGTTGGAACACCTGTTTTCTTACCCCAAAGATGAAATTTTTTAACAATTACAGCATCATTAGAGTGATTGCCATTAACTGCGAATGCTGTTCTTGCACGAGTTAGGTCAGCAATATCGTTAATCTTTCCCGACTTGTTAATCAGCGTATCTACCCACGATATCTCAGTTTTCTGCGGTAGCTGCAATATGTTAGTAGTCCAGTTACCATATTTATCTTTATAAACAAGTCGTTCTTCAAAAGATTGTGTAAAATTTTGTTCAATAATTTTACCATCAAAATTAACCCAAGGCACATTCGTCCAGCTTTTAGGTAGTTTATTTGCCTTAAATACTTCAAATCCACTAAGGGAGACTTCTTTAGCTAATGCACCCTTTTTAAGATCGATTGTCGGGACAATGATTTCAGTTTTAAGATATTTAGCGCCAGTTCGACGATACTCAGGAGAATCTACACCAAAAATAATTTGAGCTAATGTGCCATTGGGATTCCAAAAGCCAAATCTTTTGAGCAGTTTTTCTGATACAGGTTCACCTGCTTTTACACCTAGTAATCTGCTTACATTATCAGGT